CCAGCGGTGGTTACATACATACGAGAAATACGCAAATAACTGTTGCCAGTGTTGACTGCTGTTTGCCCATCTAAAAGGACAGACTCGCTAATTTCGTTGTAATTTGCATCAAGACCAAAAATAGCAATTGATCTTGCGCCAGTGCCAGCCGACGCGTCATCCGCGCTGGAACTAGAAATTTTCATAACAGTTGCGGAGGCAGGATACACATATGTTCCACCTTGCGCCCAAACTGTTTCAATAGATGTACCGACATCGCCATTGATGCCAAACTTAAATAAGGCTTTGTGACCATCAACTTGCCCACGGGCTACTTGCAGTTCAAATGGCTCATACGCACCTTGGCGTGTTGCAGAAGAATAAGTTCCCATAAATCTCTCCAATTAAAAGCAGGGGCCGTAGCCCCCACTTAGACTCAGCAATTCACCGCACCGCCCCGCTTTTTTGCGGGAGTAACGGTAACTGACTCTTTTGTCTTGGTCACGCTGTCAGCAGTCTTTTTGGGCATGAAGAAGTTTTTTGCTTTACTCGCAAGTTCTTTCACCATGCCCAACGGGTTCAGCGCATCCTCAACGTCACGGCTGTACTTTGGCGCTTTGTCATAAGCGCCTTTGGACATGTCTTCCAACTTTTCAGTGGAAGAGCCTCCACCATTCATTTTTACCGTGCCACCACGCTTAAATGTTCCAGCAAGCTCGTTAATCCTTACAGGCTTGGAGGCAGGCTTGTTGCCTTGCGGCATCGCGACGGGACGGCCTGAGTTAACAGTACCCCCCGCCGCGTAGGCTTTTTTTGTGGCACCACCTTTTTTGTAAGCGGCAGACATGCTGTTATTCATCATGCCATCATCCATCATCCCGCCGCCCATCATGCCATCGCCGGCCATGCCGCCACCCATCATGCCTTTAACTTTGCCACCACTTTTGTAGCCGCCGCCGTTTGATTTGGCAACGCCCCCAGTGGCATATCCGCCTTGGCCTTTCACTACACCGCCGGTAGCAAACCCGCCTTGGCCGTTGACTACGCCGCCAGTGGCCATCTTGCCGCCGTGCTTCAGCTTGAGAGACGTGCCCTTGCTGCCTTTGTGCTCTTGCATGTCGTGCTGCTTGAAGGCCTTCTTGATCATGGCCTTGTCTTGCGTCTTGTCAGCCTTGCCGCCTTCCTTCATTGGGGCGGATGGCATAGGAGGCGGCATTGAGGCTTGCATTTGAGCAGCGCCACCGACCGGACCAGACGGGCCGGCACCGGACGGCAGGCCGCGCATGGCACGTCGGCGCATGGCCAGAGACGGGCGCATAGGAGCCTTGGCACCCATCATGCCGCCACGAGCGGGCATAGCGCCCATAGGAGCGCCCATCATGCCGCCGTCAGCCTTCTTGGCTACCTTGCCACCCTTTTTGAGTTTTAGCTCAACTGAGGGCTCTGTGGTCTCCATCTTGACCATTGGTTTAAATTGACCCATGTCGCTCTCCTTTTAGGCTTGCGTGACGCCAAAAGCGCCGATGCGGGTTGCGTTGGGACCCACTGCGATTGCAGGCAGGGCGATGGTCATGACCAAGCGCTTGATGCCGTCAGTAGCAGAGGCAGGAACGAACGTGCCGCGCACATCACCAGTGGTGGTGGTCGCAGTAGCCGTAACGGCTGCAACAGCAGTACCAGCGTTGTCAGCCAAGGTATTGTTGTAGCCAGCGTGGACGATGTAGCCCAAGTCGAGGATACGAACAGGCGAGCCAAGGATGTCAGTAGTACCGACCGCAATCGTTGCGCCCAAAGCACCGGAGATGCTTGCGGATGCAATTTGGTAGAAGGCCTTCTTGCCGCTTACCGTGGTCGATTGAACAGTGCCAGTGGCGATCACTTCGCTCATTGCTTGGCCGTAGTAGTCGTAACCAGAGATGGTCACGTTACGGTCGGTCAAAGTGCCCGTGCCTGAAACGATGCTGACTGCGCGAGGGCAATCAAGTTGCAACACCGTTGAGCCGCTGGCCAGCACCACGGAGGTCACAGAAGCACCGGCAGTCAACGCAATTGTTGACGAGGTGGTCTGAACAGCCGCAATGTTGCTTGCCGCAAGCGCCTGAGCAACAACATCCCAAACGTAGACGCGGCCCAAAGGACCAACGCCAACGCTCATCGGCGAGGGGTTGCCCAAAAAGGCATTGCCTGCACCAGTGATGGTTGCGCTTGCTGAGGTTTGCGAGGCGCTTACGATGTAAGTGCCAGTGCCGCCAGTACCAGTGCCAAAAGCAGTGATGTAAGCGATTGTGCCTACGTTTGCGCCGTCAATCCACATGCCAACGGTGATTGGATCACCAGAGAGCATTGCGGTTACGGTCAACGTGGTCGTAGCAATTGAGCCAGTAAATGTGGCAGAGTTGGGATATGCGTCAATGCCTTGATAGCCTACTGCCGCACCCAAAAAGAGATCATCTGAAAACTGAGGCATGGTCTGCTCCTTGAAAAGTTTGACCAATGTTAAAAAAAAGGGCGGGGTTTTTACGCCCGCCCCGTTTGGCGTTAAACGCCGGGCGTACCGTACATTGCACGCGGGTCGGTGAACCCGGGGATGTAACGCTCGGTAGCCTTGTAGCGCATGGAGTCGGTCTCAAAGTCGCCTTCCATGGTCTTCTCCAGCTTGCGACGCATCATGAGCTTCATGCCCTCTGGCGCATCGGTCTGGATGAAGAACGCGGTGGCGCTAGTCAAGCGGCTGATAACGGCAGCGCCTTCGTCCAGCAAGCCAATAGACTTGACCGGGTTCAGGTCGTTGTTGGCCGATCCGGACCGCAGCACGCTCTTCAACAGAACTTCAGCTTGGAAGACGTTGCCCGGGGCGACCACCAGTTGGCGAGGCACCAGACGGATCTTCTTGCCGTTGTTGTCCACAGCTTGACGGACTTGAATCAGCATCTGCTCCAGACTGGTCTGGCTCAGGTTAGCGGCCGTGGCCAACTGGTTGCTGAACGTCCCGTTCACGATGGGGTGGGCAGTGCTGATTAAGGACACGCCGTCGCCACCGGGGAAGCTGGAGTTGAACGCTCGGTTCAGAATGTTCGCGCACAGGGTCTCTTTCGTCTCGATCAGAGACTGAGCCAAGTGACGAGCATAAACCTGCCCGATACGGATGTGGTCGCCGTCTTCAACCAGCACTTTAGTCAACGCAAAGGCCAAGCCAAACACGTTGTAAATATAGCGCTGCAAGAAGAGCACGCCGCCCTGTTGGTAGCTAACGGGAGTACCGTCAGGCAACTGGGGAGCCGCGCCAAAACCGTACAGGACGGGTTCTTCGTGGTAGTTGCGGGGAATACCGTCTTGCTCACGGAAAACCCGTGACCATTCATCGGTACGTTGATCATAGACTCCATCGAAGCACTCGTTCATGATTGGTTCAACGATGCTTCTAAAGTCCGTACTGCGCATTGGTGCTGCCATGATTGGACTCCTTAGATGGCGTTAATGGTTGCAACGAACTGACTGCGCGAGACTTGTACTTGCACAACCGTGTAAGCATCGCCCCAAGCGTTGTCAACGCCGTTAGAAAGACCGATGATACGCATATCACCGACCGCGCTTGACCCCGCAAGGGAGGTGGAGATCGTGCATTGCGACAGTCCAATGGTCGTAGAACCAGCGGAGATGTTCGTAAAGTTTGCTTGATCGCCAATCGAGGTTTGAGCCAAGCTACCGTCTGCTTGAATGTCATAAACGATATTCGGGTCAGAGTAGTAGTAGGTCACTTCAGAACCAGTTTGGTACGCAGTGTTTGCGGTCCATTGGTTGCTGACGATACGACGGCCGGTTGTATCAGTGTACTCATGACCAGCAAAAGCGCCTTGGTAGGCGCTGCCGGCAACAGCACAGATGATGTTTCCAGACGTGTTAAGGGCCACAGGTTGACCCTTCAGAATTCCGGTGTTGTAACCGGAGGCAATACCGCTCGCAAGCGCCACAGCGCGATCCAGACCCGATGGGTGGAACGAAGGACGCAGGCCGAACGGAGCAGAGGTTGAACTCATATCTAACTCCTTTGTTAAGTCCTCACCCGTAAAACACGGGTGTTTGGACGTTTCGGTTCAAGTTGCCAAAGCCTTCACCTTCAACCTTACTCAGACTCTTGCCTGAGCTATCGCGGTTTCCTTGAAGCTGCTCAACTTGAATTTGGACTTTGTCCGCCTCCTCATTGGGTGCCTCATGGTGCATTTGAGTCATGACCTCCTGATAAACCTCCATTGGAAGTTTGTACAGGCGCATCTCATTGCACGCGATAAAACCTACGTCTTCGCCAGCCTTTACGCGGTAATTGTCGAATCCGGGTAACTCATCCGCTCTCACGGGAACATACCCTAATCGCATCCGCTTATCAATACTGTCGTAGCCATTGGTGGTTGATAACCAGCAAAGATGCCATCCCGGAATATCCGGAACCTTCGGCAGCGCACTTTGTGTCCATTCATCGCTCCACATCTTGCGACGTTCCTGCTTTGAAATGAACTCCTCTTCGGGAGCAGCCCGCGATAAATCTTGTGAAGATCTGCTTTCGCGACCACCCGCGTTGAGGGTTTTTTTGAGACGAGCATCCATAATGTTTAGTTCCTTCTGTTGCGGGCTTCAATTGCATATCGCTTAATCATCTTGTTGCGCTTTTCGGGGTCATCCCAAAAACCGGCATCTTTCATTGCTCGAACCTGTTCAGGTTCCAAAACAAATTGGCTGCCATTAACGCGACTAGACTCACGACTTGAACCTGTGACCACACTTCGGGGACTCCTTCTGGAATTCTCGCCAGTATCTCTAGTATAACGGTGAGGCAAGCGCTTTTGCAAGCGGTTGTCAAGTTCATCCCAATAATCTTTGTTGGCGGGGTCCCAACCCTCGGCAACAAGGCGATTGTCAATAACTTTGGCGATCTGGGTGTCCTCGTCCCCGGCATCCGGGTCGTACCAAGAGTTTCGTTCCATCCAGTCGTTGGCCAAACGCACCAATTTGGGGTTGGCCGGGGCTGATTCTGTTGAGCCGGCTCTGGCAACCTGCTCCTTGTAGTTGTTCATCGCCTCCAGCTTTCGACGGGTGTCGTACCAGAGCTCCTGAGCCTTGGTAAACGCATCCCCATCGGAGTTGTCCGTGGCCTCCTTCATCTTCCCTTGGGCGTATCGCAGGCGGTACTGCTCGTCCTCTATGGCCTTGTCGTAGCGGGCCATATCCGCGCCGTGGGTCTTGCGCTCTACAACGGACAGACGCTCCATCAGCTCCTGATTCTGGCGTTGCAGCAGACCAAGGCGTTGGTCCTTCTCCTCGTTGGTGCGCTTGATGTAGTCCTTTTTGGCTCGGCGGCGGTTACGGCGGGCCTCACGGACTGCGTCAGAGTCGTCTGGATGGTCAACGTCACCGGCATCATCAGCATTGCTGTCGGACCTGTTGTCAATTTGATCGGCTAAGTGGTCAGGCAGGTCAACCGTGACTGAGCCGTCTTTTTCCTCAACGACGTTGAGATCTTCAGTTTTTTCTTCGGTAGTCATAAGAAAGCCCTCACTTTAAGAGGGTCACCCGTGAGCTGGGCGATAACTTCGTGGTCGTTTAGGACCATGAACAGGGAGGCGTCTTCCTGCGAGTCCTCGCCGGGGACCTTGACCTCCCAACGATCTCCGCCCCACTTGGGTACGCGGATGTAATCACCCACTGAGCACCAAGATCCCTCTGGCCAAGATGCCATCGTGTCACGATGTTTGAATGCCAGCGGTCCTATTGCGATGACTTTTGCCACCATGTTTTGCCATTTTTCGGTTTCCTTGGTTTCTTCGACCAAAATAATTCCGGATGCAGTTGTTGCCTTTTTTGAACGACGGAGTTGTACCAAAATACGTCCGCCAAGAGGTTTTGCACCGGGATCTACGCTCGGAAATGCCCAAGCCATCTCAGCTTCGTTAGAAGCTACCGGGTTACTCATTTTCATCTTCTTTCATCAAATTATTTAGAATTTCGAGGGCCTCTTGCAGGCCCGCGTTGTGGCCGACCAGTCGGGTGTAAGACTCCCAGTTTGTCGCATTACCAGCAACGAGGGACGAGGCTATTTCAGCCTGACGAGCCTTAATTCCGCCGATCAAGTCGGATAGGGTTCTCATTTTTTCTTAGCTTGTGACAGGCCTCCTGACTGTTTGGTTGGGGTAGACCCCTTCATGCTCTGGCCATCAAGCTTTTCGCCCATAGCCATGCGTTTGTGCTGGGGGACCTGCACGCTCTTTTGTTCCTGATCACTGGTTGCCATAGTTAACTCCTTGGGTTGGTTCAGCCTTGACTTGCTCAAAATTGAGCTTCGCCGCATCGCGTGTTAAGCGGGCTGTTTCGATGCGTTCTTTCATGTCTCGGTCGCCAATAGCAATGGCCAGCTTGAGTTGCAGGTCCTCCATGGCTTCCTTTTGGTCTTGCTGCAGCTTGGCCATGTCGATTTCAATCTTGGCCGCCAGAGCCTTGTCCTTGAGGCCCATCTCTGCCTCGTCGCGCTTGGCCCGGCGCTGGGTCTCGGCCATGCTGGTGTCGAGCAGCACCTTGGTGTCCGGTGTCATCTGTGGCTGAGGTTTGAACTTTTGCAGGTTCTGCACCAACTGCTGGATGATTGGCATGATGCCCTTGAGCGTCTCGTCAGCGTCCATCTCAACGTGCTGCGAGGCCAAGGCAAACAGCTTGTCCACCGCCTTGGGGTCCTTTTGCAAGTCGTAGTCTTGCAGTTTCTGGCCCATGGCCTTCTGGACGTAGCCCGTCATGCGGCTCAAATACCAGAGCACGATGTGCTGCTTGATGTGCTCAACCGCCTTGGGCAGGTATGTCGGCGCAATAATAGGGTTGCCGCCGAAGATTGGGCTCTTGGCAAAGTCCAAGTGGGCCTGAATGTGGCCAAGATGGTCCTGCTCGGGGTAGGCGTAGGCACCTTGACCGATTGCCATGGCGACGTTCTCGTTGGCCGAGTCCATTTTGACCGGCGACGGCACGTCAACCATGATTTCGTTGATTCCGGGCACTTTTATCTGCTTCAGGAAGCGCTGGATCACCACTTTCTTGTTGAACAGCTCAGGGTTGTCCTTCATGATGGCCATAACCGCTTGGGTTTGGGCCATTCGCTGGGTTTCACTGAAGATGTGGGGGTCAGAAACCGGAATAACGTCGGTCACGCGGGCAAAATCCTCGCGTTTGATGTCCAAATCCTCCACAACCTCGCCGCGCTGCATGTCGTTCAGATACCAGCGGTTGATTCGGCTCAAAATCTTGAGCACGCGAGCCTGAGACTCGTGCAAACGGGCATGGATGGAGCTAAAAACAACCGCGCCCTGTTCAATCAACGCTTGCGTGGTGCCAACCGGGGTGTTGCTGTTGACATCAGCAATTTTTTCCTCTGCAGTGGTCACAACACCCTTGGCGGCGTTGGTCAACCAGCCCAAAAGCTCAAAAAGCACGGGCGATGGCGGGTTGAACGGCATGGGCATAGCCATTTTGCGCACGTCATCTACGCCCGGGGCACCCTCAATCTCTACAACCTGCGTGACTTCAATCTCTTGGGACTGGCCAGAGATCTTGCCGCCCTTGAGCTTCAGGAGCGTCGCAGCGTTGTTGATGTGGGCAGAGTCCAGCAGGGCCCGCAGAGAGCCTGTAAGGGCCGCTGAGAGGCCTCCAATGAGCTGTGGCAGGCCAACGGCGTATGCGCCACGCCATGGGATGAACTTAAACTCAATAACCCAGTCCAGTTTGGTGTAGGTGTCGTCACCCTCCTCCCAGTTGCGGTACAGGCCGATCACTTCCGTAGAGAGGTCGTCAATCATCAGGATGTACGGGGCCATCTCGCCCTTGGTAACGGGGTCGTCGTCTAGTTCCAGCCATGTGTAGATGTGGTACACCCGGCGCACGGCGTCCTCGTTGTCGTTCTGGGACTTGCCCTCAACCTTGTTTGTAGCCTTCTGCGACCCGGTCATCTCCGGATCCATAGTGGCACGGGTCATTGAGGTCTCGCGGTACAGGCCGGAGTTGATGCGGCGCTTGTAGTCCCAGTCTGAGATGTCGTCCACCTCGGTAAACCGCTCGGCCGTGTAGAAGTTGCCGGCGGCGTAGGGCAGTAGGACGTTGTCGATGGGCAAGAACTGGGCGCAAGGTCGACGTTTCTTCTCGTCGTACCAGAGTTTTAGGTACTGCGAGCCGCCAAGCGGGAGCTGGGTCAGCATTTGCTCCTGCTCGTCGCGGAACTCTTCTATCTGTTCCGTCAACTGCCAGTTCATGAAGTCGCGCTTGCGCTCGGCGATCGCGGTTTTTTCCTCGTCAACGTCTCCCAAGATCTTGGTTTTGGTCGGGCCGTCAGGCGGGAACATCTCTTTGATAGCCCGGGCAGCAAAGTCAATGCAGGTTTCAGCCATCACGGGGTGGACTACCTTGGACGCGCCATTGAAGTTGGCCCCGCCGGGTGCATCGTTGCCCATGCCGGTACGCTTGATGCCCTCTTCGTACTGCTTGTCGCGCTGCTTACGGGCGTCCTTGTCCTTTTCCACCAGTTCGATGTAGCGCAGGGCCATAGCGCCGAGGTCAATGTCTTGGATTAGGTCGCTGTCGGACAGGTTTTGGTAGAAATCCTCGTCTTCCATTGGGCCCTTGGTGTCCAGCGTGACCACCACGCTACCGTCTGGCAGCTCCTCTAGCTCGGCATCATCCATCTCAGGCATGTCAACAAGCTGCTGCTCCTCTTCATCCCCTGACTCAACGTCCTGATCGGGGTTGCCGCCAATGAAACGGTTGAATTCTGGGTCTATAGGGAATTGGGTTGCCATGATTGGTTCCTTGTGCTACGATTTAATTCCACGTTACACGCATGGAGAGCGCAAATGGACAAATACGATCAAGCAATTGAGTTTTTAAAGGGTGTTGACCCGGGCAGCTACTTTGATGAGTGCGCTGAGTTGATGGAGGCGTTGTTGGCTCGTGTTTACGCGCTTGAGCAACCAGCCCTGTCCAAGACCGAAATGGCAGAACGTAGGAAGCAATCGTTTGGTGCAGAGGCATGGTATAGGCGCAACGGTCAACGGCGGTCTTCGGCCATGCTAGACGCAGAGTAGCCAAGCGCAGCCAGAGCCGCAGCAGGGGTGTAACCTTGGCGTATAAGCTCAACTGCTTTTGGCCAGTCAGCATCACTAAAAAATCGTCGGGTTTCTTGAATGTCGGCTCGAGCGTTAGGCAGCGCTGCGTCACGATTCATCTTAGCCCGAATGGCGCTCCTCACGTTCTCAGACTCGCCTAAGTTGAGAGCCACTTCAGGAGGCAGGTACGACGCCTCCTTGAGGAGACCCATTGTTGCTTGGCCGCTAAATGGCTCGCTGGCCCTGAAACCTTCCGGGGTGTACACGCCTACACCCGGCCCGTAGCCAGAAGTATTAAGCGATGGCTCCATCTCGGACGGGTAAATTTTTTGCAACTCGCTACCTTTTTCTTTCATCAGCTTTCTTGCATCTGCCGCAGTTGCTTTGGGGTCAAACGGAAACACGGTTGCTCCACGGCTTGTTGGCGCAACGCCATAGCCAACGTCTCCCAGCGCTTGCGTCAAGGCACCCATTTGCGTCTCGTTTGGCATTACGCCAGTGTGGGGCTCGTCCAAATATTTTGGGTTTGCCCCTCTGGTGTCTAGCACCAACGAGTTTTTGCCTTTAACGTCGGCCATGGTGTTTGGCAAATTAAAGCCAAACGCTTCTTGCGCATCATTCAATGCGCGAAACCTCTCTCCAAATTCCATGGTATGCCGGGTTGGCTCGGCCACCAATCCACCGCCGCCCGTTGGGAAGTCCAACAACGGTCGAGCAATCTTGACGGGCTGGTGCTCGGCAATCTTGGCACCCTCCGGGAAATAAGCCCCAGATGCTTCAAGAGTTGGCAATTGCCGATAGCCTAACGCACTGTAAATTGCGTCTCTGTTCCCGGCACCGACAGTTCCCATGTCGCTCAAAGCGTATTCCGGAGCTGGCATGTCCCATCGACCAGTATTGCCGTAGGCTACCTTTTGCTCATACGGAGCGTCAATCATTTGCGGGACGTGTCCGGTGCTGGCCCCGGGGATCGCCTCGTGCGTGGCCGACCCGGTGTGCTTGTAAAAATAGTCGCGTGCCGTGTTGTTGGCATCGCGCAGGGCCATCTTGATGCCCTCCAGCTCGTCACCGGCATAGCGACCCTTTAGACCACGGCCGTGCAGATCTTGACCTTTACCGTAAACCCACGGCACCTCTTGAATGTGCGGTCCTTGCCAATCGGAACGGCCGCCGGTGCCTGCCGTGTTGGCGCGGTCGACTTGCAACGCTGTCTCGGCGTCCATAAACGGGTGCATGGTGTCGGAGACGCCAGCTTTCCACGGGTTGCCCTGAGGATCGGTGTAGCCCATTCCTTGGGCACGGCGGAAGTCGTTAACGCCAAACAGGCCAGTGTTTGGAACACGAGGGTCATTTTTTTCACCGTACTCGCCAATCTTAAAACCCAAATTTGCTGGTCGGCTCTCGGCCACTGCTTCATCAAGGTTGCGCATACCAGCGCCACGGTAAGCCATGCCCGGCTCTCCCGCAACGCGACTATTTAAGTGTTTGAGCGCAAATGTCAGCTCGGATTCTGGACTGACTCCTGCCGAGTAAACAGCATGCTGCTCGAGCGATCGGGGCAATTGGTAAGGCTCGGTGCTCTCAGCAATACCCTGTTTGGCTCGGTCGTACCATGTCCCAAGGCGCTCGGGGTCAGCGAGGCGGACGGCCTCAACAGCGTCGGCAAAGTCAGTGTCCATGCCCTTGCGCATTGCGCCTAACCCTTGGGGGCTGGTTACAGTGCGGGGTGCGCCAATGTAGCCGGCGTCAGTAGGTTTGAGGTGCTTGCCTGCGCGGGCGGACCTGAGCACCGCTTCGTCGCCCAAGTCATTGGCCATCTTTCGGTAGTAGTCAGGAGTCACGGCAACGCGCTTGCCGGTTGACTTTGGCGGTTTGCCAGATTCTTCAGGGGCATTACCAGCGTTCTCTTTGGCCGCCTTATCGGCTTTTTCCACTTTCTTTTTGCGGGCGGCTTCCTGCTCCTGCTTCTGGCCAAACTTTTCCATAACGGCCCGCTCTTCAGGCGTTCGCACCACAATAGGCTCTACCCCCTTGGGCACCTCGTCAGCAACGCCCAGCAGCTTCTTGACGCCCTTGATGCCGGCCTCAACAATCTGCTTGGGAGCACCACCACCAGCCATACCTTCAGGTGCTGCTGGAACAGACATCGGCTGCCCGTTGCGCTCCAGTATGGTCAGGCTCTTTTCTTCGCCGGGGAAGGTAACAAAGTTGCGGGTTCCTTTACCAGCACCTCGGCTGGTAGCGTCTAAGTATTTAATGCCGGGGATTCCTGCTTGACGCAATGCTTCTGAAACCGATGGAGCAAGATTTCCTGAATTTGATGTACCACCAAGATAACCAACTGCACGCCCAGCACCGCCTTCTAAATCACCCATTTCTTTTAATCTATTTATCCAATTTTCCCTAAATTTTTCTGGAGTTGCACCCTTCATTTGCATACCAATTGGCTTGCCATTTGATCCAACATAAGCCATAAAGCCGCCATCAGACGATTGGCGCAAAGTTAAACCCATACTTTCAGGAGTCAAGGCAGACAAAATATTTTGTTGCTCACTTAGAGGCTTGTCGTAATCTAGCATTTTAGCTATTTGCTCGTCTGGTAGGTCTACTTTGTAGAGAGCGCCGGGGTTATGCGGAACATCTACAATTTTTATGCGTCCATCTGGCATTACTTGTTGCCTAACTGTTGGTGCGCTTCCAGCTAAATATGTTTGTGCAACAGCAGGATTTTCAGCAAAGTACAGCCCATGCCCATAAGCCTGTGCGCCCTCACCTGTGCCAATCTTGCTGGCATCAAACTTGTCAAACTTGTGTGGACTGCCGTGGTAGACATCCATTGGGCTAACCGTACCCCTGCTCATCCCTTGCAGCATCTCAGCGCCCATCCCGCCACGCTCCATAATTTTTGGCACTGCACGGTCAGCAAGGCGCTCACTGGCTCGTCCTGCTGCCAGAGCCTTACGGCCAGCAGCCTTGGCTCCCCTAATCGTTCCAGCCGCGCCGGGGATCAGGCCTGCTGCTGCGCCAACAGTATTGGCCGCTGCGTCAACGTAGTCGCCCCTCTTGACAGCGTCATAGGCATGGCCAAGATCTCTGGCACCCTCGTCCACACCAAGCCCGGTGCCCAAGAATGGCACAAAGTCAGCAATCCCCAAGTTTATCGGCAGATTGCTGCTAGGCCCGCCCATCAAGGTTTGTGCGTTCTGGCGGGACTTGTAGCGGCTACCACCAAGGCCCTCTATACCCCGCTGGAGCGCATCAGCCATGCGTTCCCTTATGGTAGGGTCATATGCCTTCATCTCGCCTCTTGGGTCACCACCGCCGGCCATCTTGACCTCACCCCCGGCAGCACGAGACTGGGCAACATTCTTTGCTGCCTCCTGCACGCTCTCGCCCCTGTTGACCCGCGCCACGATCTTGTTCAGGGTTGCGTTGTCAGTCTTCAGCCCATTAGCTTGGGCAGCCTTGACGAAGTCATTGCCGTCAATCAGCGCCGCCGGCTGAACTGCACCTCCGGCAGCAAACTTGTCCACCTTGGCGTGCCAGACGTGCTCCCGGCCCTTGTACTGCGTTGGGACACCGCCACCAGCAGCGTGGAATTCTTGGAAGGTTTGCTTCTTGCCGTTTGACTCAGCCGAGTTTTTACGCTTCAGTTCTTTGAGGAATGACTGGATCTTGGGCAGGGGCTTGCTATTCATGCTCAGGGCCTTTCGCTGGAATACCGCCATCATAAACGCTAGAGTCTGTCAAGTCCACTTTAAACCTTCGGAACACGTTGGAACACATCAGGCAAATTGGCTTACCCATCGGGTTATTAAAGATATCCTGCTTGTGCTTGGTCAGTCCGCCGGTGCTGAATAACCGGCAAAGCGTATCTTGGCCGTCCCAGTAATGAGCGGCCGACTTGTTTTTCTTTGGATTAAGAAGGTACATCAAATCCCCGGGATTCATTAAATTTCACCCAAAGACCCCCCTACCCCAAGAAGGAGCAGAGAGGGAAGGTGCTTCACCCCTGTCAAGCAGGATCATCATGTGACGGGTTGGGCACCGTCTACCCCTCGGCTTGATGATGTGACCAGCCGCACGGATTATTCGGGAACTGCCCCCTAGCCTTGCGGCATACCGTGTTCGCTTCTCTTCCGCGCCACCACGAGTGAGGTGCTTGCTATCGTGCGGAGTACGGCTGCCGTAGAAACAAAAAAGCCGTTTACTACTGCCCCCTGTAGGAACCACCATCAGGTGGAAGAGGCATGAGTAAACGGCTTCAGTCGGTCGCTTCCTACGGCAACAGCCCCACTGTACCACAGATTTATTAGGATGCATAGGGGTTAGATCTTTTTTGTTTGCCACTGTCAACATAATCATCCTCGTCCCATGCGTCGTCAGGCGGTGGGTCAATGTCTAGCCACCCGGCATCCCGCAGGTAGCGCAGGGCCTGCGTGCAGGCGTCCACCAAATCATCATGGGTCGTCTCGGGGAAGCTGCAGATCTGGCTGACGAAGCCCTCGGCCCAGTCCTTGACGTAGCCCTTACGGTGGTCAGACTCGGGGATCCACACCCGGCCCCGGGCAATGATGTTGCTGACAATGTTCAGCCGCTGCATCTTGTCAGCCCGCCCCGGGTTGTAGGCCCGGACCGGCAGGTGGGCACGCTGGAGGTCTTGTATAAGACTGATGCCGGCGCTCTTGTCCTCGATCAGCAGCAGGTCCACCCGCTTGCGGTCCTTACCCTCTCCGAAGACGGTCTCGTACTCTTCGATGACCTTTGGCCGCAGGTCGGGGTACATCATGCGCTCCTGCCAGCAGTCAATCACCATGGCCGCCATGGGACCGTCTTGTGGCTTGAAGCAGCCGAACGTGATGCAGGCGGTTGGGTCGTTCTGCGCCTTCTCCGAGGTGGCCACGTCGTAGGACTGGAGGATGTACTCAAACTTGGGGAACGGCCGGCCGGCTGGCCAGAGCTTGAACATGTCCCGCTTGACGATCCCACCCTCCTCGGGGTCAATGATCTCGGCGTAGATCTCCTGTCTCCCGAGAGTCGTGCCCTCGTAGCTCAAAATCTGCTTGCGGAAGTTCTCCGACAGGTTGGCCAGATTGGTGTAGGTCGAGGCGGTGGTCATTACCACATCGCTGCCCTCCCGGCCCATCAGCTCAATGATCAGATCCTTTGGGCGGGGGGTAGTTGTGCAGATCATCCGGGTGCGCTTGCCCAGCCGCATGCCGAACTGGATCTGGTCCCACGCCTCTTGTATATAGTCCCACGCCGCCAGCTCGTCACACCATCCGCCGTGGAATTGTGGCCCCCGGAAGCGCTCAGGCTCTGATGCGGGTATACCCTTAATCAGGCTGCCGTTGTGCAGACGAAGCTCATGGGCGGTCTTGTTGTAGTCAGCCACCAGTGACTTGGGGATCACCGCCAGCAGGCCGGAGTCGCCCTCAAAGCACGTCCCCCGGACGTCAGCCGAGGTAGGTGCAGCCACTAGCCAGCGGGTGCCGGGCTGCTCGTAGGCCCACCAAGCTATCTGTTCCGCAGCCGTGCGGGTCTTCCCGGCTCCACGTCCGGCCAGCATCAGCCAGATCGACCACCAGTCGCCCGGCGGCAGTACCTGATGCGCGTGCTGGGTAGCAAACCAGCTCATCCTCCATGCCCACGCCAGACGGTACTCGGGGCTTGCAGCCGCTAGGTGCCTCTGGACCTCCGGGTCCGAGACGATCTCCGCGATGTCACTCATTAGCCGAGACTTGCCGCTTCAGCTCCGCGTTCTTCATGATGGCCGCAAGGAAGTTGTCGGCTTCCACCTGCACTTCCATTTTGAGTGGGTTGGCAGGGTCGCCGCCAAGCGCCAACTTGGTGCCGTACTTCTTCGGGTTCCAGCAGGCTGCCAGCTTCAAGCGGTGCTCGGCGCGGTGTTTGTTCCACGCAATCGAGCCGGGGTCGTAACGCTTGTTCCCAGCCTCGTCAAAGACAGCCAGAGGCTCGTTGTCCGTGATAGACAAAGACTCCTCAACCATAGCGTCGCAGCCCTCCTCGCGTGCGCGTGCGAACTGTAAAGCAAGAGACTCGTCGCCCCCAACCCAGTTGTAGACGGCCTGCCGCGTTGGCATCGTCTCGTCCTTACAGATTTTCAACAGCGGCTCTCCCATGCTGATGCGGCGGAAGATCTCCTGCGCTAGCTCTGGTGTGTACTTGCCTGTCTTGTTTTGGGCTTGTAAACCTTTTACAGGCTGTTTGGCTACCTTACCCTTGGCTTTAGGCTTTTGGGCTGCTGTAGCCCGTTTTGATGGCTTTGCGGCGGTTTCTGGCATGACCTTAGTCCTCGTCCGTTGGTTTGGGCGTATCGTACCTGATACTTGGTGATTTGTAATCGCTTGGTGTAAAGTGGCAGAACACATTGGCAAAGGCGTTGCCCTCTAACGGTGTTGGTCTGCCGTGTTTCAGGCGGGCGGACTCGTAGAAGACCATCTCGCCGGGTGTCATCAGGATCTGGTGCGGCTCGTAGGTGTGGTCCTCGATCATGAGTGGCCAGTCCTCGCGCACGTCCTGATCGACGTTGATGATGACACCGAAGATGTGGGTCTCTATCCTGTCCCGGTGGGGCTTGAGCACCGCCTTGTCCTTGTACACACGAATGCCGTACACGTAGGTTGGGTCTACGGCCTTGCCGCTCCATGTGGCCACCAATGGGGTCAGGGTGTCTTGGATCTCTTTGCGGAGCGCGTCCGGCAGCTCAATGGTCGTGCTTGGTTTACTCAAGGACACGCCAGAGATAAAACCCTCAACGTGCTCATCTTTCTCAGTGTCTTTGTTCTCGTTGTAAAAACGCAACATTTTGTCAAACAGTGGCTTGGGCACGGGGAACTTCTGGAACCCTTGGCGGGTGTAATTTGGCAGAAACTCGTGCGGTGCTCTGTGCGGGTTCAGCAGCCTGTCTAACGGCAAGCTCGGTGTGTAACCGGTCTCTTGCCGTATTGACTCGTACCCAAAGCCATGCCGCAGGAGTATTCCGAAGATGACATCCGGCTTTACACCGGCGGCCGTGTTGGTTTTGATCCACGCGGTCCAATCCGGGCTAAAGGTCACATGGATCTCCGGATTAATTTCCCGGGGACTCGCTGCCCTCAATCAGCTCTTCAGGGGCTTTGTACTGCTCAATCTTGGTGCCTGCGGTGAGCTGGGCTACCAGATCGTCCTGAGTGGCCACACGGACCGTGAAGGTGCTGTTCGCAACGTGGCTCAGGGCCTGCTGGCGCAAGTTAGCTTTGACGAGCCGAATGCCTTGGGCACTGTTGACGATGTAAATTCGTTCTGCCATTTTCTCTCTCCGTATTGTTTGATGTAACCGAATCGCTTTCATTTCGCTAATATAGGTCGGGCAACAGGCATATCACTACCACAAACCCTATGAACATTGTAGCAATTACAACCTTTTCAGTCAATGATTCGTTCATGTGTTCCGCTCCTTTAGTTTGGCTTCCAAGGTTCGGACTTTGAGCAAAATTTGGTACGGATTGATATTTGAGTCTGATGTTCCCATCCAAGGGTCTGCGCGTAAAATTTCCCAAGGGTCTGTGCTTAAAATTTCCTCATCCGTCAGCCCCTGCCACGGGCGCTGTGCTGCGACTTTCTTAATACGCAGCAGCACCTCTCCATCGCTTATATCTGTTCGCCCCTCACGTGATGGTTTGAATATTGCATACCCACATGGCTCCCCCAAAGTCTGCGGATCATCGCATTCCAAATAAACAGGGAACGCATTGTCAAAAGCCCAATACTCAGGCTTGCCATCGACAAAGTTTTTCCACAGCCACAATTTCTTCGGCTCCTGCTCTGGCTGTGCTGACTTTTTAACCCACGCAAGTCCAGTGTATGTCGGCTCGTACACGTAGCCAAGTGACTTTAAAATTTCTACCGCTTCGTTTGCAGCGGGTTGATACATTGGTGGGGTGGCAAGACTGCAATCACAAGGCCCAACGGGTAGCGCATCGCCATTGTGGACAGAGCAATCACTGTCGTGTATATTGCCGTTTTTGCAGGCGGCGCACTGGCAGTGTGTGGTCGCCCCTCGATTGCGCTCCTTTAGTTTGGCTTCTGCCGCAATAAGCAAATCTTCCCATCCATACTGAGCCGCCGCAAATTTACGCCTATCTTCATCTGTCAGCCCTACCCACGGGCGCTGTGCTGCGGGTGGGGTGGCAAAGTGATCAGCCAACTCACGCGCTTTGTGCTTGTTGATGCCCTCGCGGACTAGGCTGACTACAACCATGTCACGCCACTGGGTTGGCTCCTGCTCTGGCTGTGCTACTGGCCGTGCCTTCGTACCCACGCAGTCTTTGTAATGACACGCATCTCCGTCTTGGCAGGGGCATCGAGGGTCTTTTCCTATGCACGGCTCGGCTTGCTGCTCTGGCTGTGCCAGTTCGGCTTTCAGGGCGGTGATGGCTTCTACGATGTGCGTGTACTTGGTCACATAACGCTCATCTTCCAACGCCTCCAGCGCCTGCATCGCGGCTTGTCTTAAGTCAGTCATGGTTGCTGCTTTATGCCGTGGGCGGCTTCGATGGCTCGGGCATACGCAATGTGGCGTGACCACCCGGGAATAGCGCCTGCTGCTACATCCCATATAACCTGAATCTCCTCATCCGTCAGCGGCTTGCGCCGTGCTGCTGGTGAGTGCTTGTAAACGGGAAAAGCGGCAAAAGCTCTCTCATACACACAATCGTAGTTAAGGTGTCCACCAGTCCAATCTTCCTTCAACCACGCCACCGGCTCCTGCTCTGGCTGTGCTGCTTTCTTGCCGTCGGCAAAACCTCGCTGGTACACAATCGTCAGCGTGTCTGCCTCATCGGTCAGCTTGGCTTGCGCTGCTTGGCGCTTTGATTCAAATCCTGTCATTTTGTTGCTCCTATCACTGCCAGTGCAATTGCTTTCTGCGGGGTGTGTATGTGGTCAACCCAAAGGTCGCTTCCATCACCAACACAAGCTGACCAAGTTTCTTTAGCGGACTGTATTGGGAATGCGTTATACCGCTCCGCAATCGGGCCGATCACGTTCCAGTCGCGGTGGGAGAACACGCGCCAACTACCGTTGTACACAACAACTGCCCACATATCGTCGTGGAACTTAACATCAAACAGCTTGTACCCAATAGCCAGCGCCAGCTCCTTGTCGATTTCAATGTCAGTCATCACATCCCCTCATCGGCCAGTGCTTCGGCCACAAGCAACAAAAACACATAGCGATCATTTGGCGACAGCGCGTGTAAATCTCCGTCACTGTGCAGCGCCAAACGAGCAAACCAGCAAGTTCCGGTCAGAGGCAGGCCAAGTGCATAGTTCCGTACCTCCGTGCTGATCGGGCCATATTGAAGGTGGGCGTCTGCCGGGTGGATGCGGTAATAGCGCATATCTTCAACCAAAACAAGTTGTCCGGTTGCTTGCCAAGAGTCTCCTGAGTCCACCCATTTTGTTTGTATCCTCGCCCCCCGGGCGGCAGCGTGTAACAGGCGGCTCATTTACATCCCCTCATCGGCCAATGCTTCGGCCAAGATTAAACAAAATACACGGCGTTGCTCTTCAGTGCTGCTCCAGTAGCCGTCTTCGCGTTCAAATTCCACACGGACATACGGTATATTTGAATCTTCGAAGTTGCGCGTTAGTGCCACACCCCGCAGCGCCGTGCTGATCGGGCCATAGGCCAAGTGTTCGTCATCCGGGTGGATGCGGTAGGAATACGTAATATCTTTCTCAAGGTAGACAGACTCCGACCCTGTCCACCGGCCCAAAACGTTATCTTCAATCCTCGCCCCACGGGCGGCAGCAAAAAGTAAGCGGCTCATATCAGATACCCCGCAAAAAAGGACAGCGCCACTAGCGCCACCAACGCGAGGACAATTGCTAAGGCGGTGTCGAGCCAGCCGTAGGCAAATAAATCTTCAACATCGTCGTCTTTCATTTCAGTTCTCCTTTGGCTATTGCTGCACGGGCAATCATGTTCCCGTCGCTGTTGCCGTAGTGTTCGCCGTTCCCCAGTCGTGCCAGCTTCTCCAACGCCGCCAGCAGTTCCTGATTGCTCTCATGGAGTCGGCGCAGTTCGGCGGCGGCTTTGTGACAATGCCATGCGTATCCGCTAGACAATTTGTAGCTGCTCATCTTGTCAGCCAACCGCAAGGCTTCTGGTTGCGTCATGTCCGATTCCCCCGTGCCGTTGCTGACCTGTCAAAGGCTCTAGACAGGTCTCTGTTGCGATCTTTGGTGCCAATAGGTATCTGAGCCTTGACAAACAGGTTTGCGTTAGCCTCGGCCTCTTCAAACGATTTGGTAAGCCACACCGACTCTGAGCGATGTTTGCGTTTAGCAATCGCCTGCTTGATTTGTAGGTCAGTTGCTTTTTTGGTGACTTCTTCGGAGTCGCTCATGCTGTCACCTCTTGAGCCAAGATGAGTTGCAGGCCAGCCAGCAGTTGCTCGGCCTCGGAACGAGTGAGAACCGCAGACGCAGTCCCGTGCCTCATTGACAGGTGCAGCCAAGCACCGCCGTTGTCCCACGAGTCAATGCTGACCCGGACGTTGTCTTCGGTTTTGATGATGGTTTCAATTTCGTTTGTCATTTCGCTGTCCTTTTGGTGTTACCGGTCTTGCTGACCGTGATGTTAGTGTAACCGCAAATTACACCAAATCACAGTCAAATCAAAATATTTTGTAGGGACAAACCCTTATGCCACCTCTAGCAGCTTGGGGCGCTGAATGACGGTCTGCTTGATGCCGTTGTAAACCGTATGCTCCTTGACGCTGGCCTTGACGGTGTTGGTGTCGCCATTGCTGCCAATGTTCACGCGACCTTTGTAGAAGATGGTGTTGCCTTGCTCGTCGCGGGCAAGGGTGATGAAGGTGGTGCCGAACTGGGACTCGAGCACGATGATGCACTCGACGGTGATGGTTAAGGTAATTTTGTCGCCCACGGCACCAATGTGCTGGCTGTTGGCGCGTGCTGCCTCGGTGCGGTCAATGACGGCAAAGCAGGACTCAACGGCTTCGAGCTGGCGGGCGGACAGGTTGCCCCAATGGCTCAGGTTGCTCATCATGTCGCGCAGGAAGCTGTTTGTGCCCTCGTAGGCCATCAGGCGGGCCACTACGGCGCTGTTGGCATCACGCCATGCCTGAGTAGCCTCTTGGCGCTCCGCGAGCTTCTTGGCGCGTTCTGCGGCCATCTGAGCTTGGCGGGCGGCCCGGCGGGACTGTGCGCCAGCTTGGCGGCGGGCGCGGGCGTGAGCAGCGCGGACCTTCTCAAAGCCCTCGATGCCCCAGCCGGTCTTGGCCACGCAGTCGCAGCCCACCTTGAACTGCTTGGCACCAGCGATGCTGCCCTTGATCCAGAACTCCCAACGGATACCAGTGCCGCAATAGTCGCAGCAGCCACCGGCCTTGGTCGTGCCATCGCCGTTCTCAAAGACGTTCTCAGTCACATGGGTGCAGGAGAAGGGAGCTGTTCCGAGGCCTAATTTTTGGAAGGGGTGGATCATGATTCGCTTTCGTTTCTGTGTTACCTGCGATGGTGCAGTGTTGGTAGTGTAACCGCAAATTACACATCAAGCAATACTTGACTGTTTTTTAAGGTCTTCCATCTTGAGATGGGCCAGCAGTTGTTCAATCGGCCGGGTGATGCGGGGCTCGTAGTTACGCTGTTTGATATACCGCTCAATCTCCGCAATGATGTAGTCACACCCGTGGTCAAAGCCTTTGATGTATTCGCTCATGGTGGACTCGTTCACAGGCAATCATGGATGTTTTCACACCACACCTCGCTGATGACAAACGGAGCCTCGTCCACCACAAGGTCAATCGCATCCTGTGCGCTCGGTGCCTCAACCTGATGCTCCGAGGTGATGTTCTTTTCGCTTAAGATTTTTACGGTGTAGATCATGTTGTTCTCCTGATGGGGCCGAAGCCCCGATTGGTTTACTTGCTGGTGACCTTGACCGAGAAGACTGCAGTCACTTTGGTGTGACGAGCGATCTGCTCTGGTGTGGCACCCAGCTCTGCGAACAGGGCCTTGCTGTCAACCGTGGAGCGGTTGGACTCCATGTAAGTGGCTTTGAACAGGTCGCCTTCGACAACCTTGTCGCCGCCCATGCTGGCGCTGTCTTTGATCTGGTCCTTGATGGCGTCGGCTTGCTTGGTTAGCAGGGCGATCTGAGCGAGCAGTTGGCCGAGAGTGTCAACGTCGTGGGTGATGGTGATGTTCATGTCGCTGGTCTTTCTGTGTTACCTGACTTGCGGTATTGCTTTGTCAGTGATGCTAGTGTAATCCAGAATTAAACGATATGCCAACTATTTCAAATTATTTTTATAGGGACAAACCCTAATAGGGTTCGGGTGTCGTTTAGCAGGTCAGCTTCGTCGTAGCCGTAGTGCGTGGGGAAGCCCTTTGTGCCGAGCCCGTGGAGGCCCGTCTTGCCCCTGTGATGCTCTGGGCATAGCGGTATGACATCGTAGTGGCTTGCGCGTCTCCCAGCCCCTGTTCCGGCCCTTGGATGGTGGAGTTCTGCTGGCGTGCCTTGGTAGCCCATACGAAGGCACACCATACAACCTAACTCTGCAACCTTTGTCATGTGTTTTTTTTCAGCAACAGTAAGTGCTTTTTTCATGATTTCATTACTCCATTAAGGGAGGAATATTCGCCAAACAGTTCTATTTCTTTTGCCAATCTAGCGTTGACCGCAGATTGGAAATCAGCATAACGGCCAAGCGGAATAGTTTTTCCGTTGTGCGCAACTTGAGCAACCCATTTCAATCTTTTGTTGCACCAATAAACGCCTTTAATTCCGCTCAAATTGTTGTTTGGAGTTCGTGAGTTGAAGGAATTTTGTTGCTGAGTACACAGCCTCAAATTTTTTCTGCAATTGTCCAACTTGTCTCCATTTATGTGGTCAACAACAGTGTTGGCATCGGCAACCATAATTTCTCGGTGCAAATACCTTTCTCTTACACCATGCCGACCACTTACGCGAACATAACCGTGATCGGTAATCCACATTGAAATCCCCACAAACCTTAAAGCATCTTGCTCATCAATTTGCACAATCGTGCCACATCTCAATTCAAATTTCATAAAGCCTCCCTTGTGGCTTTGATTGTGCAGGTAAATTGGCTTTGAGTCAAGCGCAGCCCAGTTCAGCCACCCGGCTCATGTGCTTTTTCTCAGCCAGCGTTGTCATCTGCTCACGGCGTCAATCTGAGACCTGATCCACTCCGGTCCAAGTTTCATCAATGCAATGCGTTGGCTCTGGGTCAGCTTGATTGAGTACGTAACCGATAGCGGCTCACCCACCCGCTTATCTTGGTCAATACGCTTGTCTCTTCGGGTGTATTTTTGCTCGTGGCTAATGCGCTCGAACTCTTCATCTTCGGTCATATCGTGGCCTTCCCTTCTGCCCTGTTGCTGGCCTCTTGCGATCGCCACACTTCGATCCTAGCTTGCGCGGCTATCAGCATCCACCGTAGCTCCTCGCGGACCTCCACGGCGTGCTGCAGTGCCAGCAGGTGATCTTTGTACCGGCTCGACGCATACGCCTCACGCTCCTGCATGGCGGCCGTCTTGTGGCCCAAGGTCTCGGCCTCGATCATCTGCTCGGCCTTGATCGTCTTGCGTAGCTCTTCCATGTAAGTCTTGTTGCCCTCGGCCTGCGCGTAAGCTTTGCTCTTGGCAATCATGAAGTCGACCGCAGCTTGAGGATCAATCAATTTTTCCGTCATACGCCCTCCAAAAATAATGCGTCGCCGGCCTCAATTGGGAACCAGACTCCCCATGCCACAACCTGCTGGACGTCCATGTGCTCCAAGAACCCGTCAACCGTACCGATCCGGTACTCGGTATCACCGTCCTCGGTCTGGACCTTGGCAATACCAATTTTGCCCTTACGCCCCTCGTACCACTTGACTTTCATTGGTGTCATTCTTTTTCCTTGATCAAAACGTCCACACCAGCAGTCGCTGAATACACCTTGCGGACATGGCATTCAACAATCTGGCTGTCGTCAACAAAAATAATGCTGTTCATCGCATCACAAATGCTTTTGGCCACGTTGTCCCAGTCAGGCTTCTTGCAAGGCCACTCAGAGCCGTTCAAACAGGCCTCTACGCGCTTTTTGGGGTAAGACTTAGGCACTGATAGCCTGATGTAGATTGCAGCCTCTAACGCCGTTTCTAGCGGTTTGCTGCTGCCCATTGCCTGCAGTGCATAAAACCGGATCTGGTCTTCGTAGCTGCTTGTTTTGGCGTCGGTGTAAGTTGCAACAAAGTTGCCACGCCGGGCAAACCTTGGCCTGCCTTTGCCGTGCGGCGGGCCGGGGACGGTAAATGTGATTTGCATCATTGGTTTTGCACCGGTACGCGGTTGACCAACTGGTCGGCTGCATTGCGCAGGGCGGTACAAACTGTACCCTCGTCCTCGTTGTCGGCCATGTCCAGCAGCATCTGGGCGCAGGCCCGGCGCTCGAGGTACATGGCCTGCTTGGTCGTGTAAACGGCAACCGACATGATCTCGGCCTTAGCCTCGGCCAGTGCCTGATTAAATTCGTTCTGCGTGAAAAGGGTTTTGCCCTGCTCAAAAATATTCATTTCATTGCCCTAATTTTGGTGTGAATGATTGCAGTGATGCCGGGGAAGTCCTGCTCCAGTTCCTTGAACCGGGCTATCAGGTAATTCCTCCGGCCGTCTTTTAATGCTTGGTCGCCACCAGCCAGAGCCAGCTCGGCGTAGGTCTGGGTCAATGTCTCCAACCAGTCCAAGCGCAGTTGTGATGTCGGCGGTGGTGTGGTCGTGTCCATCTTTTACCTCGTCAAGCAGTTTGTGAGCTTCAAAGTAGTTCACCACTTTTCTCCAGACTGGTTGTACCAGTCAGACACCGGCTTTGACAGGGTTTGACGGTCTGACCACTGCTTGTAAGTGGACGTTCCTTCGTTCTTGGGTTTGTTCCCCCACTGGTGGTAGCTGCATTTTGGCGGTGAACCCTCCATGCGAACGGACCACAAGTTGCCACAACCTGCATGCGAGCAGTACAGCTTGTCGTCGTTTTGGACGGGCTCTTCTTTACGAAAATTAGTTAGTGCCATGGTATTTCCCCTCTACGATTTTTGCAAAATTGCTCGGCTTGATGATCCATTCCAAATCAGCGGCAAAAGCTCGTCCGTCCTTACCATTGATCTTGCCGACCAGAAAACGGGACTTCTGGATGTGACCAAAAAAGTCATTGAACCAATCCAAGACCGCATCACCGCTGATCGGCTTCTCTTTGCCCAACTCCGCCGCCACCTCGCGCCAGCGCTGTCTCAGGTAGCCCTGTCGGACAGCGTTCCACACCTCAACCCGGCGCAGGGTAGGCAACTGCTGGTGGTACAGGTCAATGACTGCTTGGTGCTGACAAGCTGGCAATTTGTCCACAGGTTCACCGTCAGGTGGACAAATATAGGTATCCGTTGTGTTTTGTGTAATGGGTATTGGGTTCTGGGTAATGGGTAATGTGTTATGTGTAGCATTGCCTTCGGACTGCATTCGCAATGCGTTCGCATCCCAACGAGCTTTTGCACTCTGTGAAGCCTTCTGGCTTTTGTCTCCAGCCTTGGCAATTTCACGCTGTACACGGTCTGACACCCAACCTGACTCAGTGCGAACGAAGAACTCTTGCAATACGATGGCAATGCTTTCGCAATGCGTTCGCATACGAATGTTCCGCGCCACCTCGTTGATTTCTAGTGGAATTGGCTTTTCGTGCAGATAAACCCAGTCCAGCAGCCGCCGGTAGGCTAGGTCTTCAAGTTCAGAGAGATGCCCAGTGTGCGACTGATAGTCGCCAATGTTGAACTGGTAGTAGTGCATTTTTGACCTTACTTCGTTGGTCTGCTTCACTGAAAGAAAACAACGGCAGAAGGGTGAAGAATCCTCTTTTCCCCCGCTAAGGGTAGCCGCGTTTCAAAAATCATATCACCTTTTTTGGTCTGCCGCCCAGCTTGCCAGAATTTCTGTTGATCTCAACCCTAGCGGCACGACTAGCAATCTCTTTGTCAGCCCGGGAATTGATGTAACCCGCGTCAGTCCGTTCAAAGAACTCGTTCAACACCGGCGCAACAACGTCCTCATCCAGCCGAACCCGTCGCACTACGGCTGCAAGGTCAAGCGGCAGTGGCTGCTCGCTGATGTAGTACCAGTCCAGCAGGCGGCGGTAGGCTAAGTCCTCGGCATCCGCAAGGTGC